ATCTTCCAAGTGACTAAACCTATTTCTTCGTATACTGGATTTGCTTCTCTAAAAATTTCACTAGAACAATACGCACAACTAGTTTCTGCTAAGTACCTAGAGGTAACACCCGCAATGGGATGGTTACCACAAAATATCTACCTGGCCCTACAAGATGAAGGAGAGACATGCCTTGAATTACTTGGAAGAGTCTATCAAGACAGAATTGTACTGCTTAAAGAAAGACACAAGCTTAAGGCGGCTAACCTAAAGCCATTAAACCGTGAGCAGCATTGTGCCCTAGATGCACTTCTAGACGATCGAATCCAGGCTGTTGTGCTTACTGGCAAAGCTGGTACTGGCAAAAGCATCATGGCTCTAGCCGCAGCAATTCAAAAGGTAGAAGATGAAACGTACAACAAAATCATTCTCATTAAGCCCATGAGCCATGTAGGTAAATATGGTCTTGGTTATTTACCAGGAGATGTGGAGGATAAGTATCTTCCATATCTAGAAAACTACATGTGTAACATTGAGCATCTTATTAGCGGTCGGCGCGATTCTATTGAACACCTAATTGAACGCTACAATATTCAATTTGTACCACTACAACTTATTCGAGGAGCTTCGTGGGCTAATGCCATTATTTTGGCTGATGAAGTACAGGTATTAGGTGCTGATGAAATGGTTGCATTAGGTACGCGAGTAGGCAAAGATAGCAAGATTATCATTATGGGTGATCTAGGTCAAAGAGACGAGGCTATTCCGCGTGACAAGACGGGTATCTACATGACAATTAATCATCCCAAGTTTCAAGCTTCTCCTTTGTCGGCGTCACTAGAGTTAATTCAATCTGAGCGAGGAGAGATCTGCAGTCTCTTTGCAGACGTTTTCGAAAGAACATGAGTAATAAAGCAACAAGGATATTCGCTCCAATTAGTGTTGGAGAATTAATTGATAAGACTACTATTCTGTGTATCAAGTTTACTCAGATTGAAGAGAGTAAGAAGGCTTCTGTGCGTCAAGAGCTAATGGAGCTTGAAATCCCCACGAAGAAGATATATGCCGATTTTCCTATTACTAGAGATCTAGCAAAAGATCTACTCGATGTTAATAGAACAATATGGGATCTTGAAAATCAGCGGGCAGATATGATTACCAATCATGAGCCCATTGAAGATATTGGAAGAATCTCGAAGAAGATTGCTTTGCTTAATTTTGACAGACATGCCATTAAAGCAAATATCAATAGAATTACAAGATCTGAAATCATAGAAGAGAAATCATATGGTGTAATCTATGAGGACTAAATGTCAAGTTATAATCTACCATCAGATTGGACGTTATCAGGTCTAGCAGTTACTGAAGAAAATCCACGTATTATTAGAGAAGAAATTATAGAAAGGGTTCAACCATATAATATCATCTATTCAGATACTTCAAATGAAATAATTATAGAACCATATGGAACGACTAGTGAACCAATTGTTGTAAACAATCCTACACCGCTTAATAATATTGAAGCTTATTTTTTTCCTATAATGACTATAGTACCTGAGCCAATATCCTTCGGAAGTAAATTAATTATTGGAGATAAAGAATACCTGTACACTGGAGAAGGATGTCATGGTTGGACATTACAAGAAAAACAACCCATATCGCAAGCTCAACAAGAAGAATATAAGAGATTCAAAGACTTAGATAAATGAAAGGCACATACAATGACTATCTTCTTTACGTCCGATCTTCACTTCGGGCATGATAATATTCGTGCTTACTGTAATCGTCCATTCTCTTCAGTAGAAGAGATGAATCAAGTATTAGTAGATAACTGGAACAAGAAAGTTACAGACGAAGATACCATATATATACTTGGTGATTTTGCTTTTGGCTCACACCAGTTTATTAATACTATCTTGCACTCCTTAAATGGAATTAAGTATTTTGTATTTGGAAACCACGATAAGTCGTCCCGTAACAGTGGCATACTAGGACACTTTATTAATCACGATGAACTTAATCATCTTGATAGAAGAACAGGCAATATTAGAGAACTTACTATCACTACAGAAGAAGACGAAGAACTTGATGCTGATCAAGTAATAGTAATGTGTCATTATCCATTTGAAGTATGGCCGAAAAAACATTATGGATCTATTCACCTGCATGGCCACTCTCATGGTAGATTAGTGTATCGAAAAGGAATGGAAGCTAGAGTTGATGTTGGAGTAGACTGTTGGAACTACGCCCCCGCTTCATGGCAGGAAGTTAAATCTCTGGTAACCAGACGTATGATGGGATTAGAAAAACCAAATGCAGAACTATCTGAGAATATGGCCGTCAGAAGCACATAAGTTTAATACAGTGCAAGACCTAGAATCCGCACTAAGGTCTAGAGGATGCGGTGGATGTGAGCTATCTAAACATCCAGAAGTTAGGGGGTGTTGCGTATACAGAGGAAATGCCTCTAGTAAGTATATGATTATTGGTGAAGCTCCTGGTAAAGACGAGAACATCACAGGTAAGCCGTTTACAGGTCCAGCAGGACAACTGCTAGACAAGATCTGGCAGTCTGTTGGCATGGACACCAATAACTGGTACATAACCAATGTAGTGCATTGCCGCCCAGTTGCAGAGAAAGGCAGCGGTAAAGAGAACTATACGCCACTACAGACTCAAATTATTAAGTGTGCCCCATATGTTAATAGGCAGATCGCGTTACTAGATCCTAAAATTATTGTAACAGTCGGACTTGTAGCTACTCAACGCATTTTAAGTAGAGAAGAAGCTCCTTCTATGCTTAAAGTTAATGGACAAGTATTCCAACGTGAAGTTGTCCAAAAATCTAGAATTATCTTTCCTATACTACACCCTGCATGTATTTTACATAGCAGTGGTGAGCAGAAAGACTTCTATAAAAGAGAAATCTGGACCGCAATCCAGAAACTCAAAGGACTTATTGATGACACAAGTGTATGATAGTCAGATGGAAAAGTTGATGACAGCTCTTCAGGAAGAGGGTCCTGAAAAGGTATTGCAGCGTGCATATGAGAATCGTGAGTTTGCACTTAACGGACTCAAGGAACTAGCACGCTCAGCTGCGAATGGTCTAGCGGTCAATCCTGAAGATGTAGCTCGTTATGTTCAGGCTGGCCTTGAAGCAAGTGACACGTTGATTGGTATGCTTCAACATGACCTAGTGCTTGCTGCTGAGGGCATCACTCGTCAGCGCAAAGGTCTTGTATTAAACAATGTTGGACTGAGTGCTCTAGTTGAGCTGTTAAGTCAAAAGGGAGTGCTTACTGAAGCAGAGTTTATGGAGTCTTGGGAGAAGAAGTGGACCGCAGAAGCTACGCCACAGCCTGCAGAAGAAGGTAATTAAGTTCGATACGTAAGTTCGATATATTCACCAATCACATATCGCACTTCTGTAACATTGGCCTGACTTTTCAGAGCATTTACCAATGTTTCAGCAACCTCTGGAAACGACTTAGTATGTAGCGTAGTAATACCTGGAAGCTTCAATTTTACGGAAGTAAGTTGAGGCTTAACTTCCATTGCCTGCTCTACTAATTCTGCTTGATTCTTTGCTGCCATGAGTTAAATCCTTCTTGTTTAAGTTGTTGGAGCTTATTAGTCAGTATGTTAAGCTGATTAGTAACAGTAGCTCTGTCATGCTGCACAATATATGCAATCTGAGAAACTGACTTGTTCTCCTTGTATTGTAGATATAATAGATATCTTTCGTATGGATTCAAGGTACTCAAGGGGAAATAGTCTGTACCTTGTAGTAAGAAAGACAAGTCTAGAGAAAATGGCGGACTTGTAGTTGTAAAGACTTTGGGCGCCTCGCTTTGAATTAACATTTGATGTCTAAACCAATCGCGTAACATCCAGGCAGAGCACTTGATTAAGTATTGTCGAATATGAATTTGTGGTTTTGTTTTGTAATATTTACCGATCAACTCAATCCATATTAATCGCAACTGCTGTCGAACGTCTTGCTCGTCAAAGACGAAATTGTTACGTACTGTTGTGATTGATTCATAAAAGCTTTTATAGAATGGAGCCTGAAAGGCTATATCTTGTTTGTAATAAGCATGCTGCAACGTCGTTACAATATTGTCAAAATCCTGCTGATAACGAATCAACTCATCCATAGCTATTCCCAATGAGGAATTTCTGTCTTACCTAGTCTGTCAATATCATGATAATAGCAGTAGATAGGAACGCCCATTTCTTTGAAAAATTTATCTGCTGCAGTACCCTTTCTTCCTACTACTGCCTTTAACTTCTTAAATTCTTCTGGATAGTGTTTCTTAAATCTGCGGATAGCAGTTTTGCCGCGAGCGTCTATATACCCTTTTACTTCAATCCATGCATCTAAAGACGGTACATATAGATCTGGTGTATAGATAACAGTACCTTTCTTTACACCAGAGAAGAAGAACGTTGTAGGCTCATACTGGTATTCCATCTGTTGATGCTTTAAGTATCTACACACATTAGCTTCCCAACCAGATCTTGTAAACAAGTTGAGATCTGTACGTTTACCAACAATGGAACGTTTGGCCATCTTCTTTTTAGAAGTAGGTGCTTTACCATCAAGTTCACCTAGCTTGTTTTTAATTGCGTTCTTAGACTTGGCGAGTGCAATACAAAGTTGATCGAGAGGGTCTTGTCGATGTGCTAATAAGTACTCTATTTCTACAGGCGAGAAGACTACTTTATTTCGGAACATAAGCAATTCCAAAACATGCAAGAGCTTTAATATAATACTTTTCTCTCTGAGCTAATCCGTTATATCCACCATTGATTTTCTTAGTGACGCCTTTTAAGTCTTGAGCATCTGCAAGGGTATTTAGATTTCTGCTATTCCAAAACCAAGTTGCAATCTTAAAGCCATATTCTGCGGTAGCTGCCAATTCTGGTTTGGCTACCAGATCTACTCCAAGAGCATCGCCTGCAGCCTTGTAATTGTTGCGTCCAGTAAGTTGAATGGGACCTCTTCCTTTATACTTGACTCCGTCACCTGGAAAAACATTTCCAAGATCTTTTCTACCTTCGTAAGCAGAACCATCTGCAAATTCTTCAAACCACCGAAGCTCACCAGACTCATGTGCAAGCTGTGCTATAAATGCTGCAGCTCGTAGAGGAGTGTCCATGTGAGCTAACTCCATAGCTAGATTAAGCTGCTCTGTATAACTAGGAAGTTTCTTCTTAGGGATCTTAGGCATGATCTGAAGGAGTTGTTCACTCGTGAACATCTTCATATTCATAGTCCTCCTGGTCTAGCTTAAGTGACTTTTTATATTCTTTTGTTCTTTGGTATTGCTGTCTCCTGCGCTCTCTAGCTTCCTTCAGTTGATTCTGATGTTCTTCTGTTGCAAGGTATTCTTCGCGAATTTCCTTTTGTCGTTGCGCTGCTCTTTGTTTAAATTCTTCTTGTCTGTTGTTTTGGACAGGAGGAACTTGTTGTTGAGGTGCAGGAATTTTACGGATCAGTTCAAGAAGCTTAGCAGCGGTAAGTTCTCCTTGCATCTTATAAGAAATAATTAGGTACTTATAACCAGCTTCCTGTGCGGCTTGGCGCTTTGATTCATCACGAGCCTTAATACCCTTAAAGGCTTCTACTGCCTGTTCGTCATTCATTCCAAAGTTCTGTACTTGATAATGTTGTTTGCCATGACATTCAATAACAAGTTTTAGATGTGGAACGACCCAATCAAATTTGTGACTACCATCTTGATAAGATGGGTTTACCTTGTTTACTGGGTATTCTTGATATACTTGAAAAGACTTAAACATTTCTTGTGAACGCAAAAGATCGCCCACGAGACGATGTAAGTGGCTTGCATTATTGCGATAAGTGTACTTAAAGCGGTTGTTCTTCATGAAAAATTAGCTTGTAAAGTTGATAGGTCTTTGACTTATCATCGCTTTCGCGATGTAAAAGTTGTTGCAAAAAGAAAAAACGAATCTGATTAGGTGTTGGTATTTGGTTAATCTCGCAGGCTACGGTTTTCCACCGCGAGGACCACCAATTAATGGAAGACATAGTAGGTGTTCTTTTCTAGAGTCGATCAACTGGTTAGCTCTATCTCCTATACTGGTAAGTTTATGCTCTTCAGCAAATCTTGTCAAATCATGCGCAAGATTGTCGTCTGCAATAAATTTGCAGTAGGCAAAAACATCCTTACCGTAGTCTATGGAATTTAGAACCACTTCTTCGATATAACATCTTTGGTAATAAGGACCTTCTGCAATACATAGCATTACGATAAATTCTCGCAATCCATAAGAGATTGTACCAAGATGTAGCATGTGAGGATTGCCAGGCATAGGAAAAATATTACTATCTTTAACCTTAAATTGCATTAGACTGTTCCGGGGTTTTTCTTGCCTTCTAGAGTATCAAGGAGATCATTGTAAAGCTTAGTTGCTGGGCTTACGATATTATCGTGTTGAATGCGTGGTTCCATCCATTGTCCACAAGAACAACACTTAAGCATAATAAACTTCATTGTATTTTTTGCAACAGGAATATGTTGCCCAAGTACCATAACAGCATTAACCTGATATTGACCTAGCTCTACTTGCTCAAACCACGTAGATGTACATTTTGTACATTTAACTGTCTCGCTTTCCATCTCCTGTTTCAGTTTCTGTGCCATCTGTTCGTTCTTTTGCCACTGTTCTAGTGTTAACATTGTCTTTCACTTCTCCTTCTTGTGGAACACTTAGTTCACCATCGTCATCAATTACTACTATAAGTTTGTTGCCTGTTTTGTCACGAATCTTAAGACTCATATAGCACACCTCCTACTAAATTGGCATGATGCGCACTGTTCTGAAACGGCTGGATAATTAAATCCCATGCGCATAGCCAGAAGAATTTGATCTAACATTTGATCTGACTTAATACAATCTTCATAATTTACTACTAATGTAGGATCGTCTTTTCTGCCATACACTGTATGTCCACCCTGTGGACCAATACAGAAATAAGTATATCGTACCTTCCTAACATCTAATTCATGCAAAGCGAACGACATTAGACTTCTTACTCGAATGTCACTCCACAAATTAAGCTGGCTTCTGGTTTGACTTCCTATTTCAAATATATGTGGGACTCCCTCCGATGTAATAAATTGTATCATATCTTGTATATGAAGTCCCTGTTTAGTTAGATTAACCTGTAACTGAGGATAAATTAGTATATCTTTGCTATATATAGTATGATACCAATACATCAAAAAAATCAAGGATGATTCTGAGTCTCTACGTGCGGCTGCAAATACCTCTTCGTTTCTAAAATCTAATTCATGAAAGATATGAACATCTACGGCTTCTATGATCTTTTTCCATTCCATTCGTTTTTCTGTTTTCAGAGTATAAGAACAAGCCCTAGTAGCTGTAGAAATAATAGTATCTACAACCCTAGATATAGGTTTAGGGGTAGCACCTAGAGCAAACTGATAGAGTTTAGGACACTGAGAGAAGAGTTTAATCTTCGATAGTGGGAGTGGCTGGGGTATCATCAGTGACTTTAAGTTGAATAAAGTTGATATGCTTCTCTTGAATAAGAGCGCGAAGAGCCCTTTGATCCTTACTTAACCTAGCATTGTCTCCTGTCTTAACATCAATGAAATCTATTCTACCTATCTTACCATCGCGAGTAAATTGAATAGCAACAAAATCTACTATATCTCCTAGCGGCAGGATCCTATCGTAAGATGCTTTTAACTGTAAGTAGCCAATTAGTTCTCCTACTGCACCTTTATAGGTATTTGAACTATTAACAATAGACTGGGTAATCTTATTTGGTATGTCTTGAATAGCTGCTTCTATCTTTCTGGTATCTACTGATAGAGTATATTGTTCTGGACTGGATTTAGGTAATTGCTTTCTAACAAGAAACATGAAGTAGGCTATACATGCAAGGTTAAGCAGGGTGCTAATAATAAGAATTGCCTCTATCACAATGTAGCTCCAAAAAAGATTCCAAGACCCATGCGACCATCTAGGTTATAAACAAACTCAGGGCCAAGCCATAGATTACGAAAAAGTACTATTGGTTTACCAATATTGAACAGGGCAGGAGCTACGGTAAACGCCAAACCGCGATTCATGGCCAAGCCAATACGAAGAAAACGCCAATCTGGCATATCAGTAGCACCATAGCTGGCTATACTTAATCCTATAGCTCCATATCCAGACAAGGATAAAGGAAACGTCAATGCGGCTATCGCGCCAATATCAATATACGGATTCCACCATATCCATTCTGCTTTTCTTTCATCGACAATTGTTGTAGTAAATGAAGTTAACGTAAGACGCCTAAGATCTTTACCATCAGAGCCAACTTCATGTAAGACTAGGTAATGACTCGGAGTACCCGTTGAACTAATAGCCTGTACAAACGTTCCTCTGATACTAGAGAGGAGTTCATAAGTAATCTTTGATTCTAAACTTGCTGCATCAATCAGAACAGCAATCTTTAGTCGAGTATCTAGATGGGTAAATTCTAGACTATCAACAGGAACTAGCTCATTAGTAGAAAGAGAGCGATATAATAGATTTGGTTTTAATTCCAGTCTATCAGAAACAATATGTTCACCAGGCAGATATACAATTTTTGTACTACCAGTTGCAGCCTGAACAATACGCAGACTAGCTTCAAATTTAGCTGCTAATGTTAGGGCGGCTTCTTTCTCTTTAATCTCTTTTTGAATAGCCTCTTCTAGCTCTTTGATATACTTATTGGCATTACCATATTCTGTCTTAGCTCTACCTAGTTCTAAGTTAGCTGTCATTAATTCTGTATCAAGACGAGCAGATAACTGTTTATTTTCATAATACTGATAGCTAAGACTGGCAACTATAATAAGTCCTACGATAAGACCGCCAATTAAAAGTAGAAGTGGCTTATTCATTAAATACTCCTAACCGTGACCAACCTTCCATAAGCTCCATGATACATGTGGCTGAATAGCCGATAATTGCTTGATAAGCTCTTTTGGTGGAGCATTACATTTTGAGCATGGCTCCTCGTTAGATTCAGTCATCTTGTGCTGCTTTTCTTGCACTGTGTCACACACCTTACACTTGTAATCATATAATGGCATTATTACCTCCTGACAGTAGTTCTCTGCATAGAAGTCTAAATATCCCTCTATGTCTTCTTTGTTTAGCCCAAGCTGCTTCAGTTCTTCGCAATCTAAAAAGATCTCTAAACCAACCATGTTCATACTAGATGTACCTGAGATTCTACTGCATCATCATCATCATTGGTTTCACCATTTCTACGTAAAATCTCCTGTTCGTGAACACCCACAAAGTCTGAACAATGGGGATAGAAATCGTACCACAGACTACCCTTGTACCCAGTAATCTTATTCTTTGAGATCTCAACTTCAATAGTAGGACAAGGTACAAAATCGCCGTCTACCAATTCGGTATGATAAAGCTTGGCCTTGTTTCTGAGATCGTGAAGCTCGTTATGAACATGAGCAACTAGATTAGCATCATATTCAATCTGTCCAGTTTCAGCTAGATCGCTATTAGTAGCCTTCTTACCAGTTTCTACCTTTTTGTATTCAACAGTTGTGATTATACAAATACCATGTTGAACCGCCATATCCTTAACAACTGTACTTAGCTCTTTAAAGCGTGTACGCTCGTCACCTTTGGCATTCCGAAAATCTTGCAACTTATGGAAGTTATCTAGAATGTAAATAATGTTACGTGTAGGATATTTAGTTTTGTAGTAGCGAATAAGGCGATCCGCAAAAGCTAGAGAACTACCATGAGTGGCGTCTTTCATAATAAGACGACCCTCTTTGATTAGGTCTCGAAGAATAGAATATCCCACATTACGTCTTTTGAGAATTGACTGGTCTTTTGTTGATTGAACAAAATACTGTGGATCTAGAACTTGGTTTAGCGTTAGCTTTCTGCTTCCCTCAGCAGCAGAAATAAACTTTGGTCGTAACATTTCAATTGTATCATCAATTGAATGATAGATTACACAGGCATCATTTTCTGCAATACTAGCCAGAGAAAAGGCAAACTTAGACAGGAATGAAGTTTTGCCAGTATTGGGCTTACCACCTAGACATAGCCATACTCCACGTCTCCATTGTCCATTCAATGCACGTTCTAGATTGCTAAGATCTGGACCAAGTCTAAAACCGCTAAAGGTTCCATCTTTCTCTTCTTCGCTTAGCTTTTGGGCATCTAGCTCTTCCAGGCATGAAGCTTCAGAAAAAATATCTTCATCATAGCGCTTGGCCACTTCAAAGAGAGCTGATTCGGCAGCTTGAATAGCATACTCTGCCTCGTCTGGATTGAGGCTTAGGTCATGAGTAAGTTTATCAATGACGTGCTGCCTATCACGCACTCTTTCTCTTGATTTAAGATTTTGCAGTCTTTCTAGTTCTTGCTGCAAGGCACGAATTGTTACGCCTGTAGCTTTGCTAAGTACTTCACAATGTTTCTCTTGCACAATGTAACTAGATTCATTAACTACGAGCGGCAGCATGGCAGCGCAAATACTTTCTGGAGTAGCGTCTTCAGAAAATTGTGCAAGCCTCCATTCAAAGGCAGACCACTTCTTTAGCTTACAAAACTCATCAATACCTCGGGCGCGAATAAAATCATCAGGATCCTGACCATCAGGAATCATAACTACAGAGACAGATAAGTCTTTCTGGTTATTGAGAATTGTATCAAGCATATCAGAAGTTCTGGTTTGACCAGCCTGATCGCCATCAAAGCATAGGATAATATTGTAGTAGCCAGAATCTTTTAAGACATGTAGCTGTTCTAATGTGATAGTTGCGCTGCCAACAGCGCAGGTATTATATAGTCCATGCTCACCCGCGCTAACAACATCAGGATATCCTTCAAAGATATAGATGGACTCTGTAGGAGATTCGCGATGCTTGAGGGCAACATCGAGACCAAAAAGTCGAGTACTCTTCTTGTAAATGTTACATTTGACGCCTGTTCCACGTTGATTGACATATTTAGCACCATTCTGCCTATCGTCTGTGTACGATAGATTACGAGACGCAAATCCTACTGGCCGACCTTTGGGATCACAAATTGTAAAAATTAATCTGTCTTCACCAAAGATTTCTCTGCGTCCTAGATCGATATCATCCAGGAATGAAGCAGAAAAACCAACGGATTTTAGCGCATCACGAAAACGTTTATAATCAGGAACACAACCAACTCGATACTCTCGGAGAGTGCTTTCTCTCCAATTGCGAGTATTTACTTCTGTTTTGTAAATTTCGCTTTGTTCATGGTTTGTTACCAAGTCGGCTGCTGCACGATACGCACGATAAGTATCGTACTCATATGCCTGCTCTTCTGTTAGAGCATCCATTTCTACTTCAATACCAAACTTATTAGCAAGGTATAGTAGATTTTCTTGGATGAATTCAATACCAGTAATAGGCTTGTTCTCTAAGAAGTGCGCAGCTTGAAAGATGTTTAAGCTTACGCCACAAGAGAAACAATGACATACTTTATTAGATGCAGCAATCCCCATAGAGGGATGCTTGTCTTCGTGTGAAGGACTAATGCACTTAAAGTTTGTCGAGGTAACGATATTCTGGCTTTCGAGATAATCCCGCAGGTGAGTCTGGATTTCATCACAGACCTCATGGTAGTTTTTGATCGGCATGGAAAATAAGAACTTAACTAACTAAGACAAACGTCTTAACGAACGTATGATATGTTTTTTTTCGGCTAAAAGCAATTAGATTTTACCAACGTTCTATCATGTTATCTTGAACCAATTGAGAGTACTGCCTACAGAATGGAGCGGCTGCGCAATACTTGCATCTCTTTGCTTTGCC